TTTCACTTCAGGGGGTTTAAACTACCCCGAATAGACCCCAAGTTTAGAGCCATTTAAATATATGTCAACATATATTTTAATAAGGGGTTGCGGAAGGTAGCTAAAGGATAGAAGAAATGGTAAGATTTGCCTATGGCAAAAGTTACCCAAAAGAAGCGTCCTAAGCATAACAGTCCCAATAACAAGGATATGTCCCAACTAAGCGTTAAACAACGCTTATTCGCAAGATATAAGGCTCAGGGTCTATCCAATGGTCGATGTGCAGAACTAGCGGGATACAAGGCGGGAGTTAACGCCTCAAAGACCGGTAGCAAACTGGCGAAAAAAGAAGAAATAAGGGGGGAAGTCTCCCGTATTCTTGCAGAGCAAGACACGCGGACTCTAGTGGACAGGGAAAGTCACCTTATGGAACTAGCAAAGCTACGGGATAAGGCAGTAGAGACTGGTCAGATCGGTTCAGCAGTCACTGCTGAGCATTACAGGGGGAAGGTTGCCAACTTATACAAGGATAGACTGGAAGTATCTGAAGATACTAAGGATACATCCTCTGATATCATGGACAGGATACGTTCTCTCTTAGGCAATGATGCCGAAGGCATAGACTCTAAGGACGATTCAATCCACTAACAGCGTTTAAACAGCCTAAACCTTGCGTCATGGTTAGCGCATGCATAATGCCCGCACGAACCACGCGCGCTAGGTTGACCCCCACCCCCCCTCTCGCGCACTAACATCCACGCATACGCGATGTACATATAGATTCAGATTTTTACAGACCAATTTTTGACTTTTTTTTAACATGCATATTGACATACCCCCTACCCCCTGTTTTAATAATAGGGGGGTAAGGAATCCTACTGATGATATTTTTTTTTCTTGTATAATCCCCTTGTCTCGTAAAAAGATACACCTACCGGTGTATAATTTCTGATGGAGGATTCTTTGCCTTCGGGTCCAATAGAATTGATTGGTATAAAGGAATAGTAAATGACTTACGATAAGTCTGATAAAAAAATCAACCCCCCACACTACAAAGAGGGGGATATCGAATTTATAGACTACCTTAAATCAAACATGAGCCAAGAAAAGTTTGATGGATATCTTGAAGGGAATATAAAAAAATATATGCATAGATGGTCTAAAAAAAACGGGATAGAAGATTTAAAGAAAGCAAAGTGGTATTTAGATAGGTTAATTAAAGAAAAGAAGAGCCGTCCCTGCGCATGAAGGAACGGCTCTATAAAAGGGTGCGGAACTGGATAAAGGTGTAAGACAGTTCCTCTATTGGAGATACCCTTGAATAGCATTATATTGTGTTTTAATATGGTTGACAATACTATATGTTGATATGGAAGTAACACAGAGACAGGTAGAAGAAGTCATTGATCTTATCACTCCGGAACGTTTAGAGCGTTTAAACACCTTAGAACGTAAGGAATTGGAAGGGCTGATAAGAAATCTTGAGCGTTCTGTTGTTAGGGAAAAGGGTCAGGAAAGTTTTTTGGATTTTTGTGGCTCTGTATGGTCTGAATTCATTTGTGGTGCGCATCACAGTAAGATGGCGGAAGCTTTCGAGCGTGTTGCCAGTGGACAGTGTAAGCGTTTGATGATTAACATGCCTCCACGTTTCGGTAAGTCTCAATTGACTTCTTGGTTGCTTCCTGCATGGATAGTCGGTAACTCCCCTAACAAGAAGATTATTATGGCATCACATACGGCTGAGTTGTCATTAAGGTTTGGTCGTATGGTCAGGAACCTGATAGATAGTGATGAATACCAGAAAGTGTTTCCAGACGTAGGGTTAAATCTCGACAGTAAGGCTGCCGGTCGTTTTGACATATCTGGTGGTGGTGAATATTTCTCGATTGGTGTAGGTGGTGCGGTAACGGGTCGTGGTGCTGATCTATTGATTATTGATGATCCACATTCGGAACAACAGGGACAGTCTGCCGATCCTAAAATATTTGAAAATACTTATGAGTGGTATCTGAGTGGACCGCGACAGCGTTTACAGCCGGGCGGTGCAATCATTATTGTTATGACCAGATGGGGGAAGAAAGATTTATGTGGGTCAATTCTCAAAGATAGCATTACAAGGGATGGAAGCGACCAGTGGGAAATAATTGAATTACCGGCAATTCTCCCTTCTGGAAGAAGTTTGTGGGAAGATTTCTGGAAACTTGAGGAATTGGAATCAATTAAGGCAACATTGCCTGTTTCTCATTGGGAAGCGCAATACCAACAGAATCCTGTATCCGAAGAAAGTGCTTTGGTTAAAAGGGAATGGTGGAAGATATGGGAAGAAAAAGATCCTCCAAAATGTGAATTTTTAATTCAGTCATGGGATACGGCATTTTTGAAAACACAAAGGGCAGACTATTCTGCATGCACAACATGGGGTGTTTTTTATATGGAGAATGATGATGGGTATATGGCTCCGCAAATTATATTACTGGATGCATTTCAGGAACGACTGGAATTTCCTGAATTAAAACGCAGAGCCTATGAGCAGTATAATAATTGGATGCCTGATGCTTTTATTGTCGAGGCTAAAGCTGCGGGATCACCTCTTATTTTTGAATTGAGAAAAATTGGAATACCTGTGCAGGAATTCACTCCGTCACGTGGAAATGATAAGATAGCTAGGGTAAATGCGGTTGCAGATTTATTTGCTTCCGGTTCTGTTTGGTGTCCTGCAAAAAGATGGGCAGAAGAAGTTATGGAACAGTTTGCTTCTTTTCCTGTTGGCGATCACGATGATTTGGTTGACTCTTCAACACAGGCGTTATTGCGGTATAGGCAGGGTGGTTTTATTACATTAAGCCATGATGAACAAGAAACGGAATTAACAGAAAGGTTTGCTGATTACTATTAATTGATTTAAAATTTGAACAATGGCAGAAAACGTAGATATTTCAATTGTCAATCCTGAAGCAGTTGCTATAGAAACTGACGATGGTGGAATGATTATTGATTTTGATCCCAATGCAAGTCAGGAAGTTGACTTCAATGCAAACCTTGCAGAACATCTTGACGAAAGGGATTTAGATAATTTGGCAAATGAATTGATCGGTGCTTTTCAATCAGACAAGGATTCAAGAGGAGACTGGGAAAGAACCTATATAGAGGGATTGGACAATCTAGGTTTGAAGATTGAGGAAAGGACAGAACCTTGGTCTGGAGCCTGTGGTGTTTATCATCCCCTTCTTTCCGAAGCTGTCATTCGTTTCCAATCACAAGCTATAAGTGAAATTTTACCAGCAAGCGGTCCGGTCAGGACAAACATTGTCGGTAAGATGACAGAAGAAAAAGAAAAGCAATCCAGACGCGTTGAGAATTACATGAATTATCTTCTTACAGATATTATGACCGAGTATCGAAATGAGGTCGAAAGAATGCTTTTCAGTTTACCATTGGCGGGTTCTGCATTTAAAAAAATATATTGGGATATAACCATGCAGAGACCTTGTTCCATGTTTATTCCTGCTGAAGATTTTGTTGTCAGTTATGGTGCATCTGATTTGCGTACGGCAACACGTGCAACCCATGTTATGCGAATGACTCTTAACGATATAATGAAATTGCAACATGCAGACTTTTATCGTGATGTGGAATTGCCCCAATCCTCTTATGCAGTTTCAGATAAGGTCAAGGAAAAATATGGCGAGTTGACTGGGGATAGCCCGAACTACGAATATGAAATGAATACATATAGCAAGGATGGAGTTCATACTTTGCTGGAAATGCACGTTGATTTGGATCTCAAAGGATTTGAAGATTCTGAGGAAGGTAAAGAAACAGGTATTGCATTGCCCTATGTGGTAACGCTTGACAAGGGTTCTGGAACAGTTTTGTCAATAAGGCGTAACTATATGCCGGATGATCCGCAAAAAATGCGCAGGCAACACTTTGTTCATTACCAATATATGCCGGGACTTGGCTTTTATGGGTTCGGTTTGATACATATGGTCGGTGGTTTGGCTAAGTCAGCCACTTCTTTGCTTAGGCAATTGGTTGATGCGGGCACTTTATCCAATCTTCCGGGCGGTTTGAAGACCAGAGG